TAGGTCCCGGTGCTGCTACACCTCCTGCAAGAACTGCTACACCTCCTGCAAGAACTGCTACACCTCCTGCAAGAACTGCCGCAACTGCTCCTGCTACTCCAAAACCTGCAGCAACCTCAACTCCAACACCAGCACCTTCCGCAAGTCCAGCAAGACCATCTCTTTCTTCTCAAGCAGATGAGATTCGTCAAATGAGAGCAAGATCATTACAAAGACAAGGAAAAACATTAGACTCTGCTACTGTTAGTGGAGCAACACGACCAGCATATCAGGCAAACAGTTTTGATGTATTTGATGTTATCAAAGGTCATCTTATTGATGAAGGTTATGCCGATACTGAAGAGTCGGCACTTGTAATTATGGCAAATATGAGTGAAGAGTGGAGAGAAGAGATTCTTGAAGGTAAAACTGATCGCCCCTTAGGATATATGCATTCTTTTGCAAGAGGTATGAAGCAAAAAAAAGGTAAAAAAGATGCGGAGCATGGTCAGGATACTGAAGGTAATCCCACTGGCAAATATACTCAAATGTTGAAAAAAGCCTAATCCATTTCTCAAACTAGAACATAAGAGGGTTTTCAAGACCCTCTTTTTTTATAAATAACTAAAAAAGTAAGAAAGAAAAATGAAATCTTTTAGTCAGTTTTTACAAGAATCATATTTGAGTGAAGAGGATGCGAGACAGGGAAAATTATTTACAAGTAAAGATAAACCTCAAGATTTTAGAAATCCTAAAAAAATTCCATTTACTGGAACCGATCCCACACCAACTCCAGCATCTAAAAGATTGTCTGCAGGAGCGCCAGAAGCACCAAAAGCATCTCCAGGACAATTGGAAATTCCGAAACCAAAGTCAACTAAAGTTTCTGGATCACAATTTAGAAATGCCGGAGAAGCAAGACAAGGATCTTTATTTACCAAAAGTGGAAAACCGCAAAATTTTACCGGTGGAAGAACTCCATTTGTCGGTACTGATCCAGTAAAAGCAACAAAGCGTCTTCCTGCTGCTGCACCAGAAGCACCAAAAGCATCCCCAGGACAACAAGTAATTAGACAAAACTCCACTCCACCGTCTAGACCAGCACTACCTCCCGGAAACCCTGGAGGAAAATTGGCAAAACCAATTAATGCAATTCCAGATGCAATGGGTAGGGGAGCACAAGATGCTGCAAGAAGACAAGCATCTAATCCCAAACCTCCTAAAGGTCCAGTAAGACCATCTATCGGTAATGTAAGTGGTCCAGCATCTAATCCCAAACCTCCTAAAGGTCCAGTAAGACCATCTATCGGTAATGTAAGTGGTCCAGCATCTAATCCCAAACCTCCTTCTGGAGGAAAACCACCTACAGGTCTTCCCCCTTCTGCTACATCTTCTGCTGCTAAAGAAACACAAAAAGCAGCAGCAAAAACTGCAGGGAAAGGTATTCTCAAGACACTCGGAAGAGTTGCGGGGCCTGCCGCTGCTGCACTTGATGTTGCAGATGAAAGATCAAAAGGTTCTGGATGGGCAAGATCACTTGCTAAAGGTGCTGTAGTCGCTGCTGGTGGTGCCTTAGGTGGTGCTGCTGGAAGTGTTGCTGGTCCCGTTGGAACTATCGGTGGAGCAACAGCAGGATCTATGGCAGCATCTAAAGCATTTGATGTTGCCGCTGGTGCGAATGCTAAAGAAAGAAAAGCAATGGCAACAGCAAATCGCCAAAGACAAGCAGGAACTGCTGTTAAAGGTATTGGTGGCAAGACTACTTTCGATACCAAAAAGAATACCATCACAACTGGTACGGGAGCACAGAGAAAAACAGTTGGTCTCGCTAAAACTGGTGTAGTTCAAAGAGGTGGACAATCTGTTGCAGGTAATCTTGCATACAAAGGTGGTAAAGCAGTTTATAAAGCAGGTCCAAGTGCTCAATCACTTGCTAAGACTTCTTCTAATCCATTGGAGAGAGTTGGTAGATCTTTATTTGCTGGTGCATATAAGAAATCAGATGCTGCTAATGCCGCCAAGAAACTTGCTACCGCAAGATCATCAGATGCTGCTCGCAATAAAGCACTTGGAGTAAAATCAAAACCAGCAGGTTGATTTTTATAAATATCTGTATATCAGGTATTTAAGTTATAACCATGTCCAGAATTTCGCAAGATTTCATCAATAGCGTTGGATATTTGTATGAAGAAATCAATATTCAACAGAACGATTTTTTAAATGAAGAATCTGAATATTATGATGAGGAAGCATCGGAACTAGTAGAAGATATTATTGCTACCATTTCAACTTCAATGGTTTATGAGGGTTATAGTGCTGAAGGTATTATAGGATTTCTTGCAGATTGTTCAGAAGAATCTATCATTGAAAAGTATTTGAGTTTTGATGAAAATATTCTTACAGAAAGTAACGTTTCGGAGGAATATATTGTAGAGCAGTTAGAAATTTTTGATGCCGCAATTGACGAAGGTTTGGCAGATAAGTTGTTAGGTGGTGCCATTAAACTTGCGGGAAGAGTGGCATCAAAACCTGCAAGAATGAGGGTAGATAAAATATTATCAAAGACTAAAAATCCAGAAAGAGCAAGAGAACTATTACAAAAAACTGCTCAAAAGTCCGCAAGAAATGCTAATGCTGGAGGTTATAGTTCTACAATGTCTCCAGTTGATGGTAAAAAATTAACTGGAAAACAATCTGCAGAATTATTAAGTAAAGCAAAATTAAATCAAGCAACTCAAAAAGTAAAAGATATCACCAAACGAGCAAAAGCAGCACTTCCAGCAATTGCAAAAGGTGCATTAATTGGAGGTACTGGTGTTCTTGCTGGATACGCTGGCGCAAAATTAGGAAGTGGGGATGGTAAGGTAGGTCCCAAAATTGTAGGTCCCAAAATTGTAGGTCCCAAGATCGTAGGTCCCAAGATCGTAGGTCCCAAATCTTCACCCCCTTCAGGAGGTGGTGGCGGATCTACTTCTTCAGGTGGCGGCAGTGGGGGTGGATCTTCCACACCTTCTTCAGCATCTCCAAAACCCATCCCAGCAAAACCAAAGGTAGCAGATAAAGCGCCAGAAGGTGAAACTGCAATGCAGAAGTGGGCAAGAGCAAATCCAAAACTTGCTGATAAAGTAAAATTAGGTCAATCTGGTTATGATGAGATTTCTGCAACTAGAACTAAACCAGGTCCTAACGAAAAGCAAGATCAAACTCCAACTCAAGGTTCGCCAGATGCTAAGATTGACACTAAGGCAGTTGATGATGCTATAAAAGCACAAAAAGAAAGAGATAAGAATAGAGCAAAACCGCAGGCAGTAAACTCTTCTTATGAATACGATGCCTATGACCTTGTGCTTGAGTATCTCCTCTCACAGGGGCACGTAGAGACCGTAGAAGAGGCAAATTATGTGATGCTGGTAATGGATGCTGAAACTATTGGAACGATTGTTGAGGGTTCTGGTGTAGTGGTTGGTGCATCTAAAGTTATTAATACTGTTATGAAACCTACCAATCAAACCCCAGAACAGGAAAAAAAGGCAGTTGGTAGTATTACTAAAGGTCTAGATGTAGTTGCTAAACCAATTAAATCTATTCTTAGTCCTGTAGATAATTCAAAAAAAGCACAACAGGAAAGAATTGGTAAACGCCGCCCATAAAGTTTAAGTATCTTAACATAACTTAAAGGAGGCTTGACAAGTCTCCTTTTTTTGTGTAGACTAGGTTTGTCCCCGTTGAGAAAAGGGTCTAAGCTTCTTTAAGATACTTAAAAGCCCTTAAGAACCAATTCGTAAATCCTATTCACTTCACTACTAAAGAACTTACCTTCAATATTCGTATTATAGTACTCTTCACTTAATAATACGTTACGAATGAATTGTTCATAAGTTTCATAATAACTCATAGATTTCTTATGAGGACACAGGTATAATATTTCTCTTAAGAACTTATCTTTACCTAGTTCTTTTACATCCTCTTTAAGTTGATCGCATGATCCCCAATAATCAATCCAATCACTTTCCTTAGTTTTTCTTCTACCAGTCTTTCTATCCTTTTGACGAGTCCAGAAATGCTTCTTACCAATATATTTCTTATCATTAACTATATTTGTAATTATATAAACAAATCCTTCCATTCCTTTGGGAACATCGGTAAAGTCCACACTATTATACTTCCAAGTCATGGTTAAGATTTTATATAACATATTTAGAGTGTTGCGGAAGAACCTGAGAGGTGGTATGATAGTGACCAACAGCACTTCTAATATGACTCTTCTAGAACAGACTCTGAGAACATCCCACGATTGGGCAGTTGATCGCATACATACATTATGTGAAGATAAGAGTGTCGAAGACGCTCAGGCAATTCAGGCAGAGTTTAGTGAATGGATGAACCCAGATATTGCCGAACATGATGTTTTTTCACTTGAATACCTAGGAGACGAATAATGAGAATAGACCTTCATAACTTCTTTCTACATTTTGACCCAAAGAACCCAAAGCACGTTGCGGCAGTAGAGCAACTTGAAGTAGATTTGGTAGGTAAATCTCCGGACCTGATGGAGGATACTGCCAATTGGGTGAAGATTTTCAGAACAAAACTAGAAGTAGTAATTCCAGGAATTCTAAATGTTCCCTACTATCCTCAAACAGATAATTATAGAGACGCTGATCGTACTTGTAATAGTTCTTCCTGTGCTATGTGCCTTGAGTATTTTAAACCAGGTACTTTAGTGGGAGCAAAAGGTGATGATGCTTATGTTCAAAAAGTATTCGCAGTCGGTGATACAACTGACCATTCAGTTCAGACCAAAGTTCTTGCTTCTTACGGAGTTAAGTCTGAGTTTAGGTATAATCTTGGGTTTGCTGACATTGATCGTGAGTTGTCTGCTGGGAGACCCGTTGTTATTGGCATACTCCATCGCGGCACTTTATCTTCTCCTACTGGTGGGCACATGGTTGTAGTGATTGGTAAAAGTCCTGATGGAAAATCTTATATCTGCAATGACCCTTATGGGTCTCTGAACGATGGATATACTGGAGCAGTCACGAATGGTAAGGGAGTTCAATACTCTGTTGAAGTTCTAAAGCATAGATGGTTAGAGAAAGGAAAAGATAAGACTGGTTGGGGTCGTGTTTTTAAACCATAAATAATATCACCTGACTTGTTCGCACTTTTCAGGAAAGATTGGAGGGCAGAAATGTCCTCTTTTCTTGTATAAATAGTAATGCGAACAAGTTAGAGTGGAACTATGAAAGACCCTACAAGGTTTTACACTTACGCATATTTGCGGGAAGATAAAACTCCTTATTATATTGGTAAGGGGCAAGGTAAAAGGATTTATCAATCAATTGGAAAACCTTGTAATAAACCTCTTAAAGATAGAATAATTTTTCTCAAAGAAAGACTAACTGAAGAAGAAGCATTCAAGCACGAAAAATATATGATTGCTGTTTTTGGAAGAAAAGATTTAGGAACTGGTATTCTCTATAATAAAAGTGATGGTGGAGAAGGACCTAGTGGAATGATAGTTACTGATGAAATAAGAAAAAAATGGAGTAATCAGAGAAAGGGAAAAAAGAAACCCAAACAAAGTGAGAATATGAAAGGTGAAAAAAATCCTATGTTTGGTAAAAAAAGAACTGAAGATGAAAAAGAAAGAATAAGACAAAAAGTTCTAGTTAATAATCCACAAAGAGGAACATTTTGGTGGAATGATGGTGAGAATGAAATGAGATCTAAAGAATATCCTGGATTAAAATGGAAAAGAGGGAGATTGAAAAAATGTAGAGATAGTAATGGAAAGTTTGTAATAAATAACTAAAAAGTAATCAATACAGATGAAAACTTTTAGAGAGTTTATTACTGAATGTGAGTTAATTGAAGGTAAAGTGGAGTGGGATAATCCAAAAAGACCACTTCAATCTGGATTTACTCCAAGAGAAAGGAATAGGAAGTTAAGAAAAAGAGTAGAAAGGGAGACTGGATTAAATAACCCTGATGCAAAATCATTTACATCAACTGGACCCTCTGAAAAAGGATATGAAAGATATGGTAAATTAACATTAGCAAATAAAGAGCAAAGTGGATTGAAAACACCAAAAGAAAGATTACATAATTTTAAAGATAAAAATAAAGGAAAAACTAATAGGAAAAAATATAAAACAATTCTTAAAAATCTAAAAGAACCAAAAGACAAATGACTTTAAAGGCAGGAATAGATTTAATTAAAAAATTTGAAGGATGTCATCTTAAAGCATATCCAGATCCTCTGTCAGGTGGTCTTCCAATCACCATAGGTTGGGGGTCCACTCGCAAGAAGGATGGGTCTCCATTTAAACTTGGCGACACCATTACTCAAAAGGAAGCAGATGAATTGTTGATTGCTCAATGTGAGAATCAGTTCTTACCATCACTTTCTAAAATCCCATATTGGAGTGAAATGAATGACAATCAACGCGGAGCACTTTTATCCTTTGCTTACAATCTCGGTGCTGGTTTTTACGGCGGAAGTAATTTTAATAGTATCACTCGTAACCTTCGTGAGAAAAATTGGAAAGCAATCCCAAAAACATTAGAAATGTATCGCAATCCTGGTAGTAATGTAGAGGCCGGATTATTGAGAAGAAGAAAGGCAGAAGGTAAACTTTGGTCTACACCATAAAAGGTTTTGCTATTCCTTCATTTATCATTCTCTCATTCACCGTAACTGGGTCTCCAACAAGATAAAGAGTTCCAAGTATCCTTCCATACTTATCTTCTTTGAAAGTTTCAATTACCCATTCACCTTCTCTGGACAGTTCTTTTTCTAACCACGCTTTTGTCGCAAGACCTTCTGCTTTTTCCTTAAGGTCTTTGGTTCTTGTTTCTGCGGCATTAATACCTTTGAGGCGAACTCTTTGAAGAGTTGTGAGATTGAATCCCAAATCTATTGAAACATCTAATGTGTCACCATCAACAATTCTTTCTATCTTCTTGATTTTATAGTTATACATTATCTTCCTCGTATGCTAATTTAAGTATATAGTAAATGATATAAGCAGCACCGGTAAGTCCAATACCTAATAGTATATTTACACTCCATACTGGGTCAGTCATAATCGTCCTTCGGTTTTATGTATCCATTCTTTTAACTCAGCAACATATATTCTGAGTTCTTGTGCTTTATTTAGATGCCATTCATCGCCACTCTTGAAGTACTCGTGAGTGTGATTATCTATTGCCTTAAGAATATTGTGTATCGGTGTATTCCAGTCTTCTCTATGAGGTGTATTCCACTCCCGTGGCATAAAATGTGAAAAGTAGTTTGAAGTATTTAGATTATTGGGAGACTTATTTACCTCTAACCACTTCTCAAACTGGCATACTTGACAGAACCTAAATAATCTCATATAATGCAAAGGAACCCACTCAAAAGGTGGGTTTTGTCATAATGAGTCTTTGATGTGACACTTAGAGCCGTGGAAGGTGCCTCCCGAGAGGGTTGGTATACCCCCCTTCTATACGGATGCCGAATTCTATTAAACTAAATGCTTAAAAACTTAACAAATGTAACCGTAGCAATTTTGGGTGCGGTTGCAACATCAGCGGCAACACTGCCAGCACCGAGTATGGCAACATCTTCAGTAGTACAACCATTTTCAATTGTTCCTGAAGCGCCTACTCAAGAGACAGAGACCAAAGAGGTTGTTCCCGAGAAACCTAAAGTTAAACGATTAGTTTGTAAAGGATGTAATACTAATGAAACGAAGACTGTAGAATTCTTACAGAATCGTGGAATTACTGACAAAAACGCCATAGCAACCATTATGGGCAATATCCGACAAGAATCTACCTTCACACCTAATATTTGTGAGGGTGGTGCTAGAACTTCCTATCCTAATTGTGGTGGGGGGTATGGTCTTATCCAATGGACTAATGCTCCTCGTTTTTATGGACTAGGAAGACACGCTGCCCGTATTGGTGCTAATCCTTCCTCACTGGATGCACAACTTGACTATATGCTGCACGAAGGTGATTGGAAGATGATTGAGAACCAAATGAAAACACCTGGTGGGTCCATTACTCACTACATGCGTCTTGCAAGTAAGTGGATTCGTTGGGGTCATCATGGGGCAAGAACTGACTTTGCTTATAACTATGCGAATAAATTAGTTCTTGTTGAAGTCTGAAAATACATACAACTTAATAAATACTGAGGAGTTCTATACTCCTCTTTTTTTATGTTTAATTTCAATTTTGGTAAGAAGAAACCTGATATTAAGCAATATGCAATTATAGGAGTTGTATTGACCTCCATTATTGCAGCACTCTCCCAATGCTCTGGAATATCCACAAATACTTTATGGGACTTATTGGATGAGATGCAACGAAAATATTTCCCACAAACTATTCTCAATGAGTTCATCATCAAAGACCCAGAGAAACTTGACCGAAGAATTGAGAGGGATGTTGACAGTGCAATTGATGATTATTGGAAACAATCTGGAGAGAAACCAGTAGAAGTTCCTGCTCCAATATTTTCAGAGAAACCTGTAGATGAATCTGTATGCTATACGGATGAATGTAAGTCTTTAGGTGGAGAAATGAGAATATGTGCCCCCTGGGTTGACAACTGCAAGTAAAAAATGTTATATATAAACATATCTTATTTTTATAGAGATTATTATGTCACAAACATCACAAGAACTACTGACTGCTATTGAAGCGTGGAAAGTAGAAGACGAAAAGTTCACTGCTGGTAATGGTGCAGCAGGCACCCGTGCCCGTAAGGCACTTCAGGAAGTTGCCAAACTGGTCAAGACCCGTAGGGGTGAGATTACCGAAGAGAAGAATGCCCGTAAGGAAGCAAAGGCTTGACTTTAGTGCCCTGATGCCTTATACTACTATCATAAGCAGCGGGGGTCCAAACTTCGTATAAGTCCTGCCCCTCCCATGCCTCTCAACGATGCACAAACAGGGAGGTCTCTTGGGTTAGTAGCTCAGATGGATAGAGCAATTCACTTCTAATGAATTGGTCGGGGGTTCGAGTCCCTCCTAACCCGCCAGGGGAATTATCTCAGTTGGTAGTAGCACTTGCTTTGCAAGCAAGATGTCATCGGTTCGAGTCCGATATTCTCCACTTGACTTTTTAACAAAAAAGTCTTATAAATAAAAACACTTAGGTCGAAAACAATGTCTTACCCGATGCCCACAAAACAGTTTAGTAATCTCGATTGCCGTTATTGGCATATTGAGGGTGCTCCCCTGTTTGCGGATATGGTAGGTCAGATGTAAGAACCAAACCATAAAAAGCAAACAAGAAGGGGAGAGAAACCAAAAGTTTCCTCCCCTTTTTTGTTGCTTGTGACAGTTTCCTAAGTGTCCACCAGTGCCTCTCCAGAGACCAAACGGTGGTATTCTAATCAAGTGGTCGAGGGATTACCCTTTCACCAGAACCTAGACAACCGAATATTTATCCATATTATTTGGGTCGTTGGCAGATCGGTTTATGCACCCGGCTTTTAACCGGTAGAGAGAGGTTCAACTCCTCTACGACCCATTGTGGAACAAAACTCTTATAAATAACAGAGTAATACTCTGGTATAAGAATGTTTCATAACTGCAAAAACACCAAGAAGCAGGGTGATGTTGGATTGGGTAGTTGTATTTCTCATTTTTGTAATCTTGGATATACAGTTTCAATTCCATTAACTGATAGTCAAGATTATGATTTGATTGTTGAGTTTCCTGAACTTGGACTTCAAAAAATACAAGTAAAAACTACAAACTCAAAATCATCTGGTGGAAAGTATATTGTAGGGTTGAGAATTACTGGTGGAAATAGTAAATCTAATTTCGTCAATAAACTCAATACTGAAATTTTTTATGATCAGTTATTCATACTGACTTCTGGTGGAGATAAGTATCTTATTCCAAAAGACATCATAAAGAATAATAAAAACTCAATCAATCTTGGTGAAAATTACTTGCAGTATAAAATCTAGGGAGGATGTCTACTGTTGGCAACGTAGTACCTGTCTGTAAAACAGGAGTGGTTTTTTAGCCTCGGGGGTTCAATTCCCTCTTCTCCCACTACCTCTTTAAAGAGGTTACAATGGGATCACATGTACCAAGGCTGGCGAGATTGCTTTGCAAGCAAACTGTGAGGAGTTCGATTCTCCTTGAGTCCATTCCCTTCGGGGGAATTTAGAAAAGGAAAGATATGGCGTTCGAATCGCCTTACTCGGAGGGGACGAATTATATCCCCCGGTAGTTTAAGTGGACTAAAAACAGTTCTTTTCTAAGTGCGGAATTAGTTCAGTGGTAGAACGCAACCTTGCCAAGGTTGATGTCATCGGTTCAAATCCGATATTCCGCTTGGGTACTTAGGTATCCTAACAAAATGAAAAAGAAATGGGTTTTCGATTCTCCCCCTGGGCTCCATGCCTGGAAAGTAGTTTAAATAGGTGCAAAGGTAAGTTCTTCTTATCCAAAAACTTCTTTTTCATTATTCGCCCATTAGTGTAGCGGTCTATCACGCCTCTCTGTCTAAGAGGAGATCAGGGGTTCAAATCCCCTATGGGTGGTTGGGAGTTAGTGCTTTAACTCTCACGCATTCTTCAGAGGTTGCCAGTTTGCAGAAGAATGTTGTAGCAATAACTGGAATTGGGGAGGGATTCTCGCCCGATGATTTTAAATCATCACTTTTCGGGATACCCCTTTCATCAAGTTCCTATCGACTAGCGGTTAGGTCACAACACTTTCAATGTTGTAGCACGGGTTCGAATCCCGTTAGGAATACCTCTGGGAGTAGCTCAGTTTGGTAGAGCTGGGTGTTTGGAACGCTCAAGTCGCAGGTTCAAATCCTGCCTCTCAGACTTTGGGAACATAGCTCCAATTGGTAGAGCACTTGATTGAAGATCAAGGTGTTATCGGTTCAAATCCGATTGTTCCCACTTGCCCTTGCCGTTGGTACGGTAACATAGGGTTCAACTTGATAAAGTAGTTTTAGATAGGTGTGCTGAACCCACACTGATAAGAACCTCCCTCGTAAGGTCGTCTTCTTGTACGAAACATTAAGTCTATGAAGAGTGGGATCATTCCCCACCAAGGGCACACAATGGAATGTAACTCAGTGGTAGAGTGCTGTGCTGATAACGCAGAAGGCGTGAGTTCAAATCTCACCATTCCAATTCGTTCAATAGAACGACATAAAGTCTCATCGACTAGTGGTCTAGGTCGCAACCCTCTCAAGGTTGAAACACGGGTTCAAATCCCGTTGGGACTTTTCCCGTAAGGGATTTAAGGTGAGTTGGCAGAATGGTAATTGCAAAAGTTTGCTAAACTTTCGGGTTAATAGCCCATATAGGTTCGACCCCTATACTCACCGCCTTGGGTAAACGTTAAAGCAAATAGAGGGGAATAGTAGGTGAGATTATTCTCATTTTACACCTGGCTACCCATCAGGATTCTTTGGAAATATTCCCTCAACCCAGCTATGGTTGTATAGTTCAGATGGTAGAACGCTTTTCTCATAAGAAAGTCGTCGGTGGTTCAATTCCACCTACAGCCACTGTGTAGGTAGCATAAATGAAGAATGCACCAACTTGTGACGTTGGGTTATGCCAGATTATACCTGGTCCTACACCCCAATTATAAATTCTTATAATGAATAAACCTAAAAAAGAATGTGGTTCTTGCTCTTATTGGATTAAATGGAAACACGACAAATTAGGACGTGGATTATGTGAACTTTTAGATGTCGCAGGACCTGCACAGGCAGGTAAAAATTGCCCATACTGGACAGGTAAAAAGTATCAAAGAAATAAACAAATGCCCCATATGCATTAAATTGATGCACAGACTTTGACGAATAACTTACGCCCCCTACCCCTAGTGGCGAGGGACTTGCCTTGTAAGCAAGACAGCACGGTTCAATTTCCGTGAGGGGGCTTTGTCGGAAGTAATTACTCCGATAACGTGAAATAGTTGGTGACGACCAACACTATGATGAATAGGTTTCACGATATAAGTAAACAATCCTAGCTTGGAAATAAATGGAAGGTGCAAATTCTTACTTTGTTTACTTATATAATGTCTAGGTGCCCGAGTGACCGAAGGGGTTAGTCTGCAAAACTAATAAATCACCGCAGGTTTGAATCCTGTCCTAGACTCTTGATTCTTTATGAATCATATTTACTCCCAAGTGAGCAAACTGGTAAAGCTATCTCCCTTTGAAGGAGAAGATTGCAGGTTCGAAGCCTGCCTTGGGATTTGGATTTATAATGGTAAGACTAGTATTTTTTGACTTTATGTGTTATAAATAACTAATAAAGAATAATTACTATGTCAAATCAAAATAAATCCAGACAAAAAAGAAGTATATTATGGTCTGTTCCCAAACAGGAATTGGAACTTATTATTCTCAATAGTTCTTCTTATTCTGAAATCCTAAGAAAACTTAATATATTTTCTCAAGGTTCTAATATAAACACATTAAAAAGAAGAATTTTATCTGAAAATATAGATACTTCACACATCAATAAAGGGATGTCTTCTAATAAAGGCAGAAAATTTGGACCACACAAATATTCCATTCCCAATGATATTTTATTTACTGAAGATTCTTCCAAATCAAGAAGCATTGTAAGGAAAAGATTATTAAGAGATTCTCTTATACCATATATGTGTTCTGATTGTGGATTAGAACCAAAATGGAACAATAAACCATTATCTATGGTTTTGGACCATATCAATGGAGTTCCAAATGATAATAGACTGGAAAATCTAAGATTTTTATGTCCCAATTGCAATAGTCAAACAGATACTTTTGCTGGTAGAAATGTAAAATTTTCTTCAAATAGTAAAGTCAAACATACTATTCCAAGAAAAAGAAAATTTGAAATTTCAAAAGAAGAACTCCAAGAACTTCTTAAAAATAACTCTTATGTTTCTATTGGAAAAATGTTTGGAGTATCTGATAATGCAATTCGTAAAAGATGTAAAGTTTTTGGAATTTTAAATTAGCCCGATTGATGGAATTGGTATACATACTTGTCTTAGAAACAAGGTTTTACAGGTTCGAGTCCTGTATCGGGCATTGGATTTTATATCCAAATTTTGTTGGGTTAGTCTAACGGTAAGATGCAGGTCTCCAAAACCTTGCGATGGGAGTTCAAATCTCTCACCCTTCGCCAAATGCCCTGGTAACTCAGTGGAAGAGTGCTTCGCTACGAACGAAGAAGACGGGGGTTCAAATCCCTCTCAGGGTGCCATTTAAATCTAAATACGGTAGGTGCAAAAAAATCATGGAATTAGTAGAACCACATTCCACAATATTGGTTCTGAATAGTTCTTATGAACCATTACATTTCACAAATTGGAAAAGAGCAATTGTTCTTCTCTTCAAGGAGAAAGCAAAACTCATTACTAAACGTGTAATCCGTTTAGTCAGTTATGTGAGAATTCCTTTCAATCAGGGTAAAAGTTCTTATCCTAGCAGATCTCTAATTTACAAGAGAGATGATTACGAATGTCAGTATTGTAGATCTGAAAAAAATCTTACAATCGACCACGTAATTCCACGCTCCAGAGGTGGGCAAGATACTTGGGAAAACCTTGTTGCTTGTTGCTCTAAATGTAATTTGAAGAAAGGTAATTTACTTCTTTCTGAAACAAGTATGACTTTGAAGAAAAAACCAGAAGCACCTTTCAACCGTGTTTATCTGGATCTTCAAAAAAGTCGTATTTCCGAATGGAAAGATTATGTGATCGGTTGAGGACGGTTTTAGAACTGGACCATAGGGGTTGACGAACGAAGCAATTCCTGTTATTCTATAAGGGTGGTTGAGAGAGACCACCAAATCGGGAGATTAACTCAGCGGTTAGAGTGTCTGATTTACATTCAGAAAGTCCACAGTTCGAATCTGTGATTTCCCATTACGCCTTCGGGCGTATAAGATGAGGCAGCAATTTACTGCACTAAACCGTTAATTTAGAAAAGCAAAAAACTCATCTTGCTCAAAAAAAAGTTGATTCAGCAATTAACCTAATTGTATCTGAAAAACAACTAAACATCAACTTGGAGAAAAATTATGACTTTTATTACTGCTCTGGAATCTCAAATGAATGACACCGTGACTTTGAACGGTGCAAAATCAAACAAGTCCACTCTGAATAAGTGTCTGGATTTGTTTGGAAAAATTGGTGCTTGTCGTAATGATGTCAAGCAAGCACAACGACTGTTTGCCTTTGCATATGCCGAGAATCCTGAAACTGCGACTCGCATTCTGTTTTGGGTACGGGATATTCGTGGTGGTCAAGGAGAGCGTGAAGTTTTCCGCAATCTCTTCAAGTATCTCGTAGAGGAAAATGGTGAAATTGGTGCTAAACTAGTTTCTCTGGTTCCTGCATATGGACGCTGGGATGACCTACTTGTTCTAGAAAACACTTCTGCCTGGGATAATGTTCTGGGTGCAATTCAGTTCCAACTGAATTTGGATCGTGTTTCTTTCAAGGCAGGTTCGGCAGTTTCTCTGCTTGCAAAGTGGTTGCCTTCTATCAATGCTTCCAGCAAAGATAGCAAGCGTCTGGGACGTAAGATTGCAGAACATCTTGGTATGACTGAGCGGGAGTATCGTAAGGTTCTCAGCAATCTTCGTACTCACATTAACGTTGTTGAAAAGGCAATGTGCTCTAAGGAATGGTCTGTAATTGACTATTCTAAACTGCCTTCTCGTGCTGCATTTATGTATCGCAAGGCATTTGCAAAGCAAGATGCAACTCGGTATGCTGATTATCTCAGTGCCGTTGAGAAAGGTGAAGCAAAAATCAATGCCGCAACTCTGTATCCTTATGAAATTGTCGAACAGTATCTCTACAAAGGTGCTCGCAACGACAAAACCATTGACCTACAGTGGGAAGCACTTCCTAACTATATGGAAGGTAAGGAGTTTAACGGTCTGGTAGTTGCTGACGTTTCAGGTTCTATGAATGGTCGTCCTATGTCGGTTTCTATCTCTCTTGCAATGTATATTGCAGAGCGTAATACTGCTGAAGTGTGGAAGAATAAGTTCCTGACTTTCTCCGCACAACCTGAACTTCAATCTATCGTTGGTTCTACCATCGGTAAGCGTATTGATAATCTTTCTCGTGCTGCTTGGCAAATGAATACTGACCTGATGGCAGTATTCAAAACTGTTCTGGATGCAGGTATGAGTAATGACGTTGCTGTTGAGGATATGCCTCAGAAACTAATTATCGTCTCCGATATGCAGTTTGACCGGTGTTGCAGTTCTAACAAGAGAACTAACTTTGAGCAAATTCAAAAACTCTACCGTAAGGCAGGGTATGAGATGCCGAGTTTAGTATTTTGGAACGTCAATTCAATTGGTGGTAATGTTCCTATCACTACTCACGATACTGGCACCTGTCTTGTATCTGGATGTAGTCCTTCTATCCTGAAGTCCATTCTGACGGATAAGGTTCTTACTCCTGTTGACACTATGAACGATACCGTGTATAGTGAGAGGTATGAAGCAATCGGTGAGGTGTTTGCCTGACCGAATCTTGAGGGGGGTTGACAAATCTTCCCCCTTCTGTTAAGATAATTTCATAGATGATTCAGCAATTAACTTCTTATTGCTAAAGGAAAAAACATCATCTAGTTTCACCAGAATAGTGTAACGGTAGCACACTTAAAAATCAGTTATCTAGTTTTAGATACGGACAGCAATTACTAATAATCCATAGGGAGGAGGTGGTCTAGGTTCAATTCCTAGTTCTGGTATCAGACAGTTCTCTGTCTGTTTTATGGGGAAGTTCTCGGGGGGACCTGAGGTTATCTTGTTTTAGATAAATCTGCATCTTACTTAATAAGTTCGACTCTTATCTTCCCCGCTTATAGATAGTTCAGCAATTTAAAAATTTTCATACAGAGAAAAAACAACTATCTAGTTTTGCCGAAATAGTTTAATTGGGTAAAACGCTTAAAAACAGATATCTTGTAAAAGATACAGACAGCAATTACTAATAATCCATGTTAAGGAGGTGTTCTAGGTTCGAATCCTAGTTTCGGCGTTAGATGATTCAGCAATTAAAAAAACTTTTCTGTAAAAAAAGCCAAAAAATCATCTAGTTTAAAACTAAATAATAAAATCATCGTGGGGAAGTGTACCGGTTGCACAGAAGTCTCATAAACTTCAGGAAGGAGGTTCAATTCCTCCCCCCGCCACCAAATGCTGTTGGTAGTCTAGTGGTCAGGACACCCCGATAAGGGAGTTGGAAAAGTAGGGGTTCGATTCCCCCACAACGGCACATTTATTCCCCTGTGGCGCAGCGGTAGCGCAGTTGACTGTTAATCAATGGGTCGCAAGTTCGAATCTTGCCGGGGGAGTTTGCCCTATAAGCATTGTGGTGATGCAGCAGTTTTGTAAACTGCAGAGATTGGTTCAATTCCGATATGGGGCTTGACATAATACTCGTTATGTCTTATAATTCCTTGGTGTGAAGGAAGTCGCCGGGAGAGAAATCTCCCACTTTGCGGATATGGTGTAGTGGCAACACAAGAGTTTTCCAAACTTTTATCCTCGGTTCAAATCCGTGTATCCGCTTGCCCCTAAAATAAATGGGGTATAAATAAACTTCGTAGTTGTAATTCTTAACAAACTATATGAATTTTCTAAAACAATTAATGCTCGTGCCTGTTGCACTGGGTCTTATTGCTCCTGCGGTGAATGCTGCAGAACTCAATACTGAGGATGTCAATAAGTATGCCTCGGCACAACAAGTCACAAGCGTTACACAATTTACTGATGTCCAACCTACTGATTGGGCATATCAGGCACTTAGCAACCTTGTAGAGCGTTATGGTTGCGTAGCAGGTTATCCTAACGGCACCTTTGTGGGTCGTCAGGCAATGACTCGCTATGAAGCTGCTGCTCTTCTGAATGCTTGCCTAGATCGTGTAACTGAAACTACCGATGAACTTAAAAAACTTCTTGCTGAGTTTGATGCAGAACTTACTGTTATCACTGCTCGTGTAGATGGTCTTGAGAACCGTGTTGGAAACTTGGAAGCAACACAATTCTCTACCACTACCAAACTCAAAGGTGAAGTTAACTTTGTTCTTGGTGGCGTTCCCGGTCTTGAAACTAACAAACGTGTTGATGTAGGTAATACCGCATTCAACTATGATGTTCGTCTGAACTTTGATACCTCATTCACTGGTAAGGACTTACTCCGTACTCGTCTTCGTTCTGGTAACTTTAGTAGCGATCCTTTTGGTTCCAGTTCTTCACTGTTCAAACTTGATAAGGCAGAATCTTATGCCGACCAAGTTGTGATTGACCGTCTGTACTATCAGTTCCCAGTTGGTAAGAGTGTAACTCTGACTGCTGGTCCTCTGGTTCGTAACACGGAGATGGCATGGGTTCCTTCTGCTTATAAGTCGGAAATCCTTGACTTCTTCCAACTTGGCGGTGCCTCTGGTGTCTATAACAAGGCAACTGGTGCTGGTTTTGGTGCTCAATGGAAGCAACAAGTTCCAAAAGGTCAGGGAGGTTTCCTTGCTGGTCTGAACTATGTCTCACAGGATGGTGATAACACTGAAACTGGTGTCTTCAATTCCGATAGTGGATTGAACTTCTTGACGCAAGTTGGTTATCGTGCTCCTCAATGGGGTGCTGCCGTTGCTTACCGTTATGGTACTGAAGGCAGTCGTGTTCGCACCTTCAACGCCCTTGGAGGCGGTTCTGGTGCCCTTACCAGTGGTCAGGATAGCAATAGCGTTGCTGTGAATGCTTACTGGCAACCTTCCCAAAGTGGATTCGTCCCTTCTATCTCAGTTGGTTATGGATACAATGGTGTAAGTGGCAAAGGTTCCAAAACTGGTGCCACCGATTCTGATTCCTGGTTCGTTGGACTCCAGTGGTCTGATGTGTTTGCTCAAGGTAATACTGCTGGCGCTGCCGTTGGTCAACCCGGTAATTCTGACTTCGTTGGTGATGATGCCACGATGCTTGAAGTCTTCTATAAGTATCAAGTTTCGGACAACATCAGCATCACTCCTGCTCTCTTCTATGTGAGCAATAATGCCCGTTATCAAGGAGAATCTTCTTGGGGTGGAGTGGTCCAGACCAAGTTCACCTTCTGATAAATCACTCATAATACTAGGGGAGTTGGAAACGACTTCCCTTTTCTTATATTATAAAATAAATGAAAATTAATCTATGGTTCTGCTCTGAAATGAATCAGTGGAGGTGGACTCTCTGTGATAGTTCTCGTCCAATTCGTAAACAAGAATCTGGACAAAGAGAAAATCTCCGAGATGCTATGAATGATATTGCTAATACTGTAGAGTATATGTTAAGTCAGTCTTGACCTTAGGGGCGATTAACTCAGCGGTTAGAGTGTCTGATTTACATTCAGAAAGTCCACAGTTCGAATCTGCGATTGCCCATTATAAATACTCAAAACTACTTTGAGTAATGGAAAAATTATACAAATTAATTAGTGATGTGCAGGCAAATCTTTTTGTACTTTTTCATAAGACGTGGGTTTTTCATTGGAATGTGGTAGGTCCTGATTTTCAACAACTTCATACTCTTTTTGGGGAACAGTATGAAACTATGTTTGAAGAGATTGATCGCATCAGCGAGCATATGAGATTTATGAATATACGTCCAATTGGAACTCTCACAAGAATGGTTGAAGTTGCAACAGTTGGTGAAGGATCAAATATTTCCCAAATTGATGAAATGGGACAAAAGCAAATTATTTTGGGGAAACCAATTACAAAATCCGATGAGATGATCAAGCGTTTGATGGTTGATCATCTTACTATTATTGAATTACTTACTTCTTTATCTGAGGAAGCAGAATCACAAAGGCAATATGCTACTGCAAGTATTTCTCAAGATTTGATGGAATCCCACGGTAAATTTGTTTGGATGCTGAGAGCATTTGTAGATAAAACATCAAAATTATCTATTGAAGATTCTGAACAAACACCCATACCAGTTCCACAAGAACAATCAGTAGATTCGCAAGTACCGGCACAATAATTAATTGAATTGATAAAAAATGGAAAACTTAAAAATTAGATGTAAGTCTTGCGGAAGTGAGATAGAAGGAAAGTCTGGAAAAACAGTTGCGTGTGGATGCCCTAATATGGCAACCATTCGTAATAATGAAAATATTGCGGCACTTGACTTATCGAAGGTTGTTATGATAAACTATATGAGTACCAAAGAAAAGTCTACTGTTCTTACGAATGAAGACCTTGCCTTCCAAGAAGCAAGGCGTCAGCGTAAAGTAAGACGACTTGATTTTGATGTCCGTTGAGGACTTATTGGAGAGACAAGCAGATTGGTGACTGCAACGCTCTTGAAAAGCGTCGAGGTGTTAAAGCCCTTAGGAGTTCGACCCTCCTTCTCTCCGCCACGGAATGTCGCCTAACTTGGTCATGGCACCTGCTTTGGGAGCAGGAATAATCTCGGTTCAAATCCGAGCATTCCGATTGCCAGTTTTATTACTGGCACACTTGACATAAAACTCAAATCACTCTATAATAACAAGGTAAACAAATCAAAGCGATGTCTCTGACTATCAAATTCAAGAAAGATATTAATACTCTTCGTGCCGCAGCGAATGGTGATTTTTATCTTGATGTAAAGAATCCGAAACTTTACAAGAAAGTCCGTAAGTTCTATCAAAATGAAGGAGTTATTTTTTCTGATGACCCTCTTGATAATTATGATATTCTAATCGATTATATCATTCAAGACCTTGAGACTGTTGAAGCATAATGATTCAATCTAAAGTTCTTCTTGAGAAAGAAGAGTATCGTTTCGTTGAGAAGGGTATTATTGAACTCAACGGAAAACCTGATTATCGTCTTCAGAAAAAACACTATTATACAAAAAAATGGAATGACATCTATTTGTTTGATAATCAAATACAATGTTTGATTGCTATGGAAGATATTAATTATGTGAAATGGTTAGACACTGATAGAGTCCCTTGTTATGTGAAGGACTATGATGATGAAGACACGGAGAGTCTCTAAAAGTACTGGTCGGTGATGAACCCCTTTAGTCACGGAGAGACTCTAAAAGTACTGGTGGATCCAAAATGACCCCTCAATAGGTTTCCAATTTCCAGTCAAAGAATTGGTGGCGAGCCCAAAGACCCCAAAGACCCCAAAGAGGAGTTGCATAAACTCCTCTTTTTTGCTATAATAATATAAAATACTTTGTCATATGAAAGTTGCTTTAATTTCAGGAATTTCGGGTCAAGATGGATCATATCTTGCTGAACTTCTCATAGAAAAAGGATATGAGGTTCATGGTATTATTCGTCGTGCCTCTCAAATCAATACGCAAAGAATTGATCACATTTATAATCAAATCAAGTTGCATTATGGTGATTTGACTGATTCTACAAATCTTGTAAGAATAATTCAGCAAGTTCAACCGGATGAAATTTATAATCTTGGTGCTCAGAGTCATGTAAAAGTATCTTTTGAGATTCCTGAATATACTGGTCAAGTGGATGCTCTCGGAACTCTTCGTATTCTTGAGGCAGTTCGTCTTCTTGGTATGGAGAATAAAACCCGAATCTATCAGGCATCTACTTCTGAGATGTTTGGTAAAGTTCAAGAGATTCCTCAAAAAGAAACCACACCTTTTTATCCTCGTTCACCTTATGGAGTTGCCAAATTATATGGATACTGGATTGTCAAAAACTACCGAGAGTCTTACGGATTACATGCATCTTCTGGAATTCTTTTCAATCACGAATCCCCTAGAAGAGGAGAAACTTTTGTCACAAGAAAAATCACTAGAGGATTATCACGCATTTCAGTTGGGGAACAAGATATATTATATCTCGGCAACCTAAATGCAAAACGTGACTGGGGACACGCTAGGGACTTCGTAGAGGCGATGTGGTTGATGTTGCAGCAAGATGAACCTGATGACTATGTAATTGCCACAGGAGAGCAGTACTCGGTGCGTGAGTTTGTTGAGGAAGCAGCACCTTATTTTGGTATGAAGATTGAATGGATGGGTGAAGGTCTTGATGAGGTAGGATATGATTGGAATACTAAAAAAGCAGTCATTAAAGTTGACTCTAAATACTTCAGACCTGCTGAAGTAGAGACTTTGTTAGGTGATGCCTCTAAGGCAAAGAAAAAACTAGGTTGGGAACCTAAAATTTCATTTAAACAATTAGTTGAGGATATGTGCATTTATGGACAATAGTATGTTTCATAAAATAGAAAAATGTAGAGTCTGTGGTAACAAACATTATTCCACAGTTTTAGATCTAGGAAATCAATATCTATCGGGAATTTTTCCCAAATCTGTAGATCTCGATATGTACCGTGGACCTTTAAAACTTGTTAAGTGTGATGAACTAACGGGTGGATGTGGGCACGTTCAATTAGAGCATACCTTTGATCTTCCTACGATGTATGGGGAAGAATATGGATATCGTTCTGGATTAAATGCCAGTATGGTAAAACATCTAAAATCTAAGTGTGAAAAAATTTCTAATTTTCTTGATCTAAAAGAAAATGATATTGTAATTGATATTGCTGGAAATGATGGAACATTCCTTGGATTCTTTTCATCAGAATTAAAACTGGTAAGTATTGATCCAACTTCTAAAAAGTTTTCAAAGTATTTCAAAGAACATGTAGATTATATTGCAGACTTTTTTACTGAAAAAACTTTTAGGAAATTTTTTGGAACTAATAATGCAAAGTTAGTAACTTCATTTTCAATGTTCTATGACTTGGAAGATCCTTGTCAGTTTGCTAAAGAAGTTAATTCTATTTTAGATCCTGAAGATGGTATTTGGGTTTTGGAGCAGAGTTATATGCCTGAGATGCTTCGTGCAAATTCTTTTGATACCGTATGCCATGAGCATCTATCATATTATGGAATGCGACAACTAAAATACATCATGGATCAGGCAGGATTTAAGATTATTGATTTTGAATTTAATGATGTAAATGGTGGAAGTATTTCACTTGTAGTTGCTAATAAAAATAGTAAATATGAAGAAGCAACTGAAATGTTAAATGATCTTCTTCAGGAAGAATTGGACCGTAAACTCAACACTACCGAACCTTGGGATGATTTTTCTTTCCGTATTGAAGAATGTAGAATTAAGTTTTGGGAACTCATTAACAAGTGTAAAGAGGGTGGATTAAAAATTGCTGCCCTTGGAGCTAGTACAAAGGGTAATGTAACACTTCAAACTTGGGGCGTTACTGGTGATGACATTACTGTTGTTGGTGAAGTTAACCCTGATAAAGACGGATCATTTACACCAGGAACTTGGATACCAATTAAAAATGAAGATTCTGTAATTGAGGAATATGATGTCTTTGTAGTTCTTCCTTGGCACTTTAAAAATTTCTTTATTAATAGTCCAAAGTTCAAAGGGAAAAAATTATTGTTCCCACTACCAAATGCTGAAATTGTAATTCCTTGATATCATGAAAAAAGACTCTAAAATATTTGTTGCAGGTCACAGAGGACTTGTTGGATCTGCCATTGTGAGAAACTTAAAAGAAAATGGATATACAAATATTGTTACTAAAACTCGTCAAGAGTTGGATCTTTTAAATCAAAAAGATGTTCTTGATTTTTTTGAAGATCAAAAACCAGAGTATGTTTTTGATGCAGCTGCCCGTGTTGGTGGTATCTATGCAAATGACACATTCTCTGGAGATTTTATCTACGAGAACATACAAATTCAAACTAATTTAATTAATAGTTCTTATAGATCTGGTGTTGAAAAGTTTTTATTTCTTGGATCAGTTTGCATCTATCCTAAGTTTGCTGAAGTTCCAGTTAAAGAAGAATCATTATTGACTGGTCATCTTGAACCAACTAATGATGCATATGCAATTGCTAAAATTTCTGGAATTAAAATGCTCCAGGCATATCGTAAGCAATATGGATTTAAATCTGTGTCACTTATGCCGTCAAATCTTTATGGTCCTGGCGATAATTTTCATCCGGAAAATGGGCATGTTATTCCTGCAATTATGAACAAATTTAATAATTCAAATGGTAAGTTTGTAACTTTCTGGGGTGATGGAACTCCAATGCGTGAGTTTCTTTATTCGGATGATCTTGCAGATGCCTGCTTATTTGCAATGGAACATTTTGAAAATGCTGAACTCATTAATGTTGGTTCTGGTGAAAATGTAACAATTCAAAATCTTGCAAATATAATTGCCGGCATTGTTAGGTATACTGGAGACATTGAATGGGATACAACACGACCAAATGGAACTCCCAATCGTCCATTAGACTATTCTAAAATGACTGAACTTGGATGGAATCCGAAGCATAATCTTTATGAGGGACTGCAGAAAACTTACAGATGGTTCATTGAAAATACTTATTACGATAGTTGTAAATGAAATATTCTAAAGTAATTATTTGGGGACACCCGTTATATTCTCATACTCATTCATATGTTCATGAAGCATATTATAGAGCATTTAAAAGTTTGGGATATGATGTCTATTGGTTTCATGACGATGATTATCCAGAAGACTTTGATTATACAAATTGTCTGTTTATTGGTGAGGGATTTTCAGATAAAAAAATTCCCATTAATGGCACAAGTTGTTACTTAATCATGTATTGCCCATCACCAATTAAATATCAAGGTGCTGGGAGATATATTGATATTAGAATGTCTGCAGTTAATTTTAAAGATCATATTCAAGAATATTCTCTAGATAAAAATACAGCAACTAAGATTGGACCTGCTTGTTATTTTGTTTCCAAAACACTTGAAAAAATTAAAGTTAAAAATGATTATGTGGATTATGAAATGGATGATTATGATAAGGTATACATTGCTTGGGCGACAAATCTTCTTCCTGATGAATTTGAGGAAGGAGACATTTATTTAGAAAGAGAAAATGCAATTTATTTCTTCGGAACCATTTCTGCTCATGGAGTATGTGAAAACTATTCCAATTGGCAACCATTCTTAAAAGCATGTGGCGACAATCAAATCAAATTCATTCACAATGACCCTTGGCAAAATCCTGTGTCCATGTGTGATGTAATTATCAATACGCAAAAATCAATTTTAGGTATTGATATTCGTGGTCCAGAGCATTTAAAACAGGAATTATTAACTTGCAGAGTATTTAAAAACATTAGTTATGGTCATTTAGGATTGACAAATTCAAAAGCAGTATATGCCGAACTTGAGGGAAATTGTATTTACAATGAAAATATTGAAGATCTATTTTATGATGGTATGAAGAATAGGAACAATTATAAATTAATATCTGATGGCATGAAGTTTGTCCAAGAGAACCATACATATATAAATCGAGTAAACACTTTATTATCAATTCTATGACAACTAACGTAACAAATATTGGCATTATGATGAGTTGCTTTGATGAAGTCGAAGCAGTATCATTTGCAATACAAGAATTGCGAAAATTTTATCCAGAAAATAAAATTTATATTTTTAATGAAAGTAATGAAGATTATAGTTTTTTACTTAAGGATGATAGTAATATAAAAATAAAAAATGATAAAGACACGATGAGTTTTTATTATCAAAACACTATGCATAATGTTTATTTACTTCCAGAATTTCAATCAAAAATTCAAGATGCTCTTTTAACTTTTCTAAGTAGAGTACATCAAACTATTGAATATTCTCGGAGTGAATATTTGTTATTAATGGATCCTGATGTCTTAATAAGAGGTCAATTAAATATACCATCAAATATCAATCTTTTAGGTTCTCTAAGAAATAGGGGAGTTCCATTGCCAACAAAAAAAATATTACAGGAGATAGAAGGTGCTATAATTGTAGATGAATGGGGAGCAACACCAGCAATATTTAAAGTAGAAACCTTCATTAAAGCGTACAATAAATTTATTTCTATTCCTAATCTTTTACAAAAATTTACTCAATCATGGTATGCTTTTTATGCTCATGATATAATCATACCAATGCTATTTGCCCTTATAGGGGAAAGAGAACACTTAAATGCCGATTTTACTGAATGTAATACTGACATTGATTGGCAAACAAATAATAAAAAATTAGTTCATCATTACAAAAAGTACTATAATGATGTTGAAACCAAATTTCCATATTTCAAAGAGGTATAAAATATTATGAATGTCTTTATAATCAATCACTCCATAGAAAATTGTGGAGTCTATCAGTATGGAAAAAGATTTGGAAATATCGCATCCAAATCTAAAAAATATAATTTCATGTATCATGAAATGAATTCTCAGGAAGAACTTAAAAGTTCTTATGAAGATCATAAACCCGAAGCAATTATTTACAATTACCTGGGTGGAACAATGCCTTGGGTGACTCCGCAATTAGTTCAGAAGTATAGAGATCTTGGAGTTAAACAATATTTAATTGTTCATAATGTAGGATATGCCACATTCTTTGATTATTATTTACACCAAGATCCTTATCATAAAAATGTTGACAGTAATAACTTTGCATTAGCAAGACCTTTATTTGATTATCAATCACCTAAAATAGAAAGGAATGATGATACTTTACATGTAGGATCTTTTGGATTTGGATTTAGAATAAAATACTTTGATGAAATTTGTAGAATTGTAAATGAACAACTTTCTGATAAAAAAGTTCAAATCAATTTACATTTAACATCTTCTCATTTCTGTCCTGATGCAAATGACATTTCTGCTATCAAGCAAGATTGTTTGAATTGTATCACTCATGATAATATTAAATTAAATATGACTCATGATTTTTTGACTGATAATGAAATGTTAGATTTTCTTGCTAAAAATGATTTAAATATTTTCTTCTATGAAAAATACGAGAATTATTATAATGGCATTTCTTCTACAATAGATTATGCACTTTCTGTTAAAAAACCATTAGCAATTTGTGAAAGTAACATGTTCGCTCACATTTGGGATGTTCAACCTTCCATTTGTGTAGAAAATAATTCTTTGTCATCAATCATTGAAAATGGATTTTCTCCTCTAGAAGAAAAGTATAATTTATGGACAAATGAAAAGTTTATAGATATCTTAGATCAAATTATAGAAAAAACAACTGAAGTTATTATGCCCCAATTTAATTCTGATGCAAAGCAAGATCAATTTGCTGCAAATATTTTAAACTTTAAAAAAGATGGTTATTGCGTAGATATTGGGAGTTGTAACTCAATCACTTCAAATAATACTTATTATTTTCAAAATGATAATTGGACATCAATTAGTGTAGAAATTGAAAGTTTATATAATGAAAGTTATTCCAGTAGAAAAAATGGAGTTCATCTAAATGAAAATGCTTTGGAGGTTGACTATAAAAAACAATTTGAGGAATATGAATTTCCAAAAAGTATAGATTATCTTTCTCTAGATGTTGATACTCTAAGTTTGGATGTTCTTAAACTTTTACCTTTGGATGAGTATAGATTTAAAGTAATTACGATTGAGCATGACGGATACCTTTATGGTGATACGTATAGAGAACCTCAGAGGGGTATTCTTAATTCTCATGGATATCTTCTAGTTTGTTCAAATGTTTATGTTGAACAACCTGGATATGAAGGAAAGGAATATCCATTTGAAGATTGGTGGATTGACCCATCAGAATTTGATAATGATTTGATTGAAAGACTAAAATGTGATAGCACACTTCCATCGGTAATTATTTCTAAATTCTGATAATTTACCTAATATTATAAATCAAAAATAAACAAAAATTAAACTATGAAAACAGAAATTACTCATTTAAATAAAAAAATAATTATAAACTTACATGAAAATGAAAATGAAACAGTATCATCAACAATAAGTAGAACTGGTAACTTTTTTGAAATAAATTTTTTAGATTTTGTAAGAAATAATTTTAAAAAACAAAAAACAATTATTGATATTGGGGCAAACATTGGTAATCATTCTTTGTTTTTTTCGGAATTTTTAGAACATGATGAAATAATTTGTTTTGAACCTTTTGAAAAAAATGTTGAGTTACTTAAACTTAATTTAATAGGTAAAAATTGTAAGATTATGGATTACGCACTTAGCGATTCTAATTCTGAAAAAATCTTATATAATAGTGAAGCAATTAATTTTGGTGGGTTTTCGTTACATTCATATGATGGAAGTAAGGGTGAAAATAAATCATTTATTGTTAAAGACAAAGTAGTTGCTAAAACTTTGGATAGTTTAAATCTAACTAATATTACCATGATTAAAATAGATGTTGAAGGTCATGAAAACTCAGTTTTAAGTGGAGGTATTGAGACAATAAAAAGAAATAATCCTATAATATTCATTGAGAATTTAAGTCATGGTTACCCTCACTTATTTCACGATTCTCAATTTGATGAATTTTTTAAAGAAATAAATTATGTTAGAAAACATAAGGACATTATGAGTAGTTGTATGGATTTGTGGATTCCAAAATCGATGGAATTACCGAATGGAAAATAAATTTTGTTTAGTGACTTCTCTTTTTAATATTGAAAGGGAAAGAATGAATGGTAATGATGGTAGATCTTGGGATGATTATTTGAAATGGTTTGAAAAAACTCTTCAACTTAAGACTCCTATGATTGTTTTTTGTGAAGATGACTTAGTTGAGTTCATCGAAAAAAGAAGAGAGAATCCAACAAAAATAATCACACACAATGTTTTAGAAATTCCTTATTACTATTTAAAGGATGAAATTCAAAAAATAATTTCTTCCAATGAATATCAAAGTAAAATAGGTGCTCCTCAAAGAATTGAGTGTCAGCATCCAATGTATAATGTGGTTCAGTATTCAAAATTTAAATGGTTGGATCGGGCAATAGAACTCAATCCATTTGATAGTAAGTATTTTTTCTGGATTGATGCTGGTGCTTCTAGACATTTTGAAGGATTTGATACAAACAATAATTTTCCAAGTCAGGCATCTTTGGATGCATTAGATCAAATTGGTGAAAAGTTTTTACTCCAAATGAATATGGATTATTATCAAGATTTGGTGCAGTCCGAAACTTTAACAGAAGAATATCTATGGGATGCCAGAGCATTTACTTGTGGGTCTTTTTTTGGCGGAGAACTTGAGGCGGTTAAAAAAGTAAATAATGAAATTGATAATATTTTTATTAATAAAATGATTAATAATGGACTTGTGAATACCGAACAAACTGCACTGGGATATCTTTTGAAGACCCAACCAGATTTATTTGTTGAATATAGGAGATATAATGGTAAGCATATGGATATGTTTACAGAACTTTCTTGAGATAATTGAATGAATATTGCGTTTATTGGTCCTGGCATTATGCCAATCCCTCCTGATGGGTGGGGTGCTGTTGAAATGATGATTTGGGATTATGCAACGGTTCTTGGAGAACTTGGACATACGGGGGCAATTATTAATACTCCAGATAGATCTCAAATCATTGAGGAATTAAAAGAAGAAGAATTCGATATTGTCCATCTTCATTACGATGTTTTTCATGACATTATTCCGAAAATTTTGAATATAATTTCTGGCAAGTTAATTGTATCAAGTCATTACCCATATATCAATCATCCAGATATGTGGACAAGGGACAACTATAATACCATAGCACAAAGTTATAGTAAGAATAAAGATTTTTATATCTTCTCCTCAAGTCAAAAAGACATTAATACTTTTGTAAAATTTGGTGCTGATGAAAATCATTGCTGGTTAAGTAGATTGGGAGTTCTTCCAGATTCTTATCAATTCGATGAGAATCCAACATATGATCGCACACTTTCTTTCTCTCAAATTTGTGATAGAAAACGTCAATACCTTATTCAAGATTTTGATAATATTGACTTTATTGGTAGAATGGAGTGTGGTAAGTTCAGCAATAGAACAAACTATAAGGGGGAAATGTTGAGAGAAAAATTAAATACTGAAATCACTAAGTATTCTAACTTTACTCTCTTAAGTTCTGTTGAAAACACAACACCACTGGTTGTTAAGGAGGCACTTATTTGTGGGTTGGGTGTAGTGGTTTCTGAGCAAGTATTTGTGGAATTGGATGCAAGTTTGGATTTTATTGATGTAATTCCAGAAGATAAGATTGAAGACCTTTCTTATATTAAAGATGTTCTAGAAAAAAATAAAGAATATTCCGTAAAGAATAGGAATCAAATTAGAGATTATGGAATTAAAACTTTTGGTCTTTCCAATATCTTGGAATTTGAATATGCCCCCAAACTTCAATCACTATTATGAGAATTTGTATTATTGGACCAGCAACTCAAATACCACCAGTAGGTTGGGGGGCAGTTGAAAGTTTAATCTGGGACTATAAACTTTCATTGGAAAAATTGGGACATACCGTTAAGATTATAAACATATCAAATCCAAGTGAAATCATTCAACGTGTGAATGATTTTAGACCAGATTTTGTTCACATCAATTATGATGACTGGATTATACTTTATCCATATATTCAGTATCCTTGTGCAATAACTTCTCACTTTGGGTATATTGAACGGCAAGATATGATGAATGGATATGTAAATATCTTCAGACTCTTTCAGGATTATAAACCAAATATCTTTTGCCTGTCCGAGAACATTAAAAAAGTTTATAAGTTTTTTGCTGAAATTCCCGAAGAAAAATTATACATCAATCCAAATGGTGTAAATTCTTCCCTATTTAAAAGGACTGATGATCCAAAATATCCCGATAGAAGTATCTATTTGGCTAAGGTAGACTATCGTAAAAGACAACATTTATTCCGGTCAATTGATTCTCTTTGGTATGCTGGTAATCTCGCAGATTCAAGATTTAATACGAATAAAAATTATCTTGGAGAATGGGATAAAGATACTCTTCACGGGGAGTTGACAAATTACGGAAATCTGGTATTATTAAGTGATGGTGAAGCACATTCTCTTGTATTGATGGAAGCACTTGCTGCTGGACTTGGTATTGTAATCAGTGAATTTGCAACAGCAAATCTTGATTTGGATAAAGAGTTTATCGATGTAATTCCAGAAAAAAGAATTAATGATATTGAATATATTGAAAGTATCATAATTAAGAACAGAGAATATTCAATTTCTCGCAGAAAAGAAATTTTTGAGTATTCTAAAAACTTTGAATGGTCTAATATCATAGAAAATTATTACCTACCAAATATTGAAAAGTTGATTAGTAAGTTATGATTGGATTTAATGCTCTAGGGCAATTGGGAAGATTGGGAAATCAGATGTTCCAATTTTCCGCACTTAAAGGTATTGCAAGACATCGTGGATTTGAATATTGCTTTCCTCCCACACAAAATAAAAATGAATGGACTGACCATCAATTATTCAATCCATTCAAACTTGCTTCTACTAGTCAATTAAATGTTCAGTTTATTGATGTTGATAGACCTACAGTTGTTGAAGACACCTTTTCATTTAATGAGAAGTTGTTTAATGAGTGTCCTGATTGGGTTTCTATTCAAGGATACTTTCAAACAGAGAAATACTTCAAGCACATTCGTGATGAGTTGCTAAAAGACTTTGAGTTTCGAGATGAGATTCTAGAACCTTGTAATGAGATGATGTCTCAATTTGAGAGTGCTCCTATTGCACTTCATATTCGTAGAACTGACTATATTACAAATCTAAATCATACTGCACTTGGACTTGATTATTATGAAGAGGCATTAAAGCAGTTTGATAATGGTGAAGTTCTTGTGTTCTCCGATGACCCAGAATGGTGCAATCAACAAGAGTTATTCTCTGATGATAGATTCTTGATTGCTGAAGGAAATACAAACTATGTTGATTTGTGTCTGATGACTTTGTGCTCTGGACACATTATTGCCAACTCTTCATTCTCCTGGTGGGGTGCATGGTTATCAAATAGTAGGCAGGTTGTAGCACCTTCTGGATGGTTTAGAGGGTCTAATAATGAGCACCTAGATACTAAAGATATTATTCCCGAAACTTGGATTGTGGTATGAAAGTTGCTATTGCATTTGTTGGTACGGGCAAGTACCTTGATTTTCTTCCTAGGTATTATGAGAATATTAAAGAATATTTTCTACCTAATACCGAAAAGACGTTTTTAGTATTCACTGATGGTGAAGGAGATTTTCCAGAAGATGTTAAAGTTTATCCGCAAGAACACCTTGACTGGCCGTTCATTACGCTTAAGAGATTCGAAATTCTTAACAGTGCAAGAGATGAAATTGTTAAGAATGACTGGTTGGTTTTCATTGACGCTGATGCTCTCGTTGTTGATAAAATTTTAGAAGAAGATTTCTTTACCGATAAACCATTATTTGGAGTACATCATCCTTGTCATGCACTTGGTATGCCTCCTCATAACAAGTATCCAGGTGCCTTTGAGACTAATACAAAATCTTTAGCACACATAACAGAATCTGATGATTTATCCGTATATTATCAGGGATGTTTGTGGGGTGGAAAAGTTTTTGAAGTTTGTACTATGATTGATACTCTAATGGAAAGAACCAATCTTGACTTAGAAAATGATGTGATTGCAGTATGGCATGATGAAAGTCATATGAATAAGTATTTTATTGAAAATCAAAATTCAGTGCATACTCTTGGTCCAGAATATGCATATCCAGAAGTCTTTGCTGGATACTGTGATTTTGAACCAAAGATTGTACACCTTGCAAAAGACAACTCCAAATATCAGCAATAGAAATGGACAAAAATAAAGCGGCATATAAACTTAAAAATCTTTCTCCAGTATATTATCTGAATCTGGATGGGCAACCAGAAAGAAAGGAATATATGGAGGAGCAGTTTAAGTATTGGGAAATTGAAAACTATACTCGTATCTCTGCATATGATGGAAGAGAAGATGACCTGAGTGATATCATTAAGGGTCGTTATCCTGACAATATGACCTCTGGTGAGATTGGATGTACTACCTCTCATCTCAAGGCACTCCAGCACTGGATAGGGACCTCTGACAGTCCTTATGCAATTATTATGGAAGATGATGTGGATTTACAACTTGCCAGATGCTGGAACTTTACCTGGAATGATATTATTGCCAAGGTTCCTTATGATTATGATGTAATTCAACTTGCTATTATTTGTACCGGTGATTTACATGTAAAACTTCATAAGAGATTTGTGAATGATTTTTCAACTGCTGCTTATATGATTACTCGTCATCATGCCGAAAAGATTCTAAAGCATCATGTTCGTGGAGATAAGTATAAACTTGATAACGGTGTAAAACCTAGAGCAGTTGCCGATGACTTAATTTATAATTCTGGCAATACCTTTTCCATTCCTCTGTTCCTTTATAAGATTGCTTTAGGTTCTTCTATTCACCCTGAGCACATTGATGTCTTTCATCGCCAGAGTCATGATGGTCTTCTTCATTTTTGGGAAACTCAGGGTTCTGATATGACAATTGATGACCTGATGAACTATGACCCTTACCTAGGAAGAATCACAAATCCCTCCCCGCCACCAAGTTAGGGTCTTCTGACTCGGGGTACTTGACATCACCTCCCGTTGCCTATATAATGACATAGTTCTTTATAAGACTACAATGACCGTTACGACCAATGAGCACGGGCAACAAAACCTGTTCGCAAAGGAACCTGAAATGTATGTGTCTCCAACCGATGCAGAGCGTTATGCACTTGAGACTTATGCCGAAAGAGCAGAAAAGGCAAATTCAAGATTTGCAATGCTAGGATTCGTTGCCGCAGTTGTTTCTTATGCGCTTACTGGGAACCTCTTCTTTGGTGTAATCTGATGAACGAACTCATTTTTACCGTAACGATTATTGCTTTCCTTGTGCTTCTGGCACACTCTATCAATCAACTTTCCGACACTTACTAAGGAGAAAAAAAATGAAATTTGGATTTACCCCCGAGGCAGAAATTCTTAACGGAAGACTTGCGATGTTGGGATTTGTAATTGCTGTAGGCACTTACTTGACGACTGGGCAGATTCTTCCGGGAGTATGGTGACTTCTGATATTATCTCAATATTCTGTGGAATACTTATATCAGCAATCGCACTGAATGTATTGAAACTCTCAAATAAAAAATAGCAATATCAATCCTTCTCTCTAAATATGGAGAGAAGGATTTTTTGTATGCCTAGAGGACAATTGACTAAAGAAGAAATGAAGTATCAGGTTCTGAAGTTGAAGCAGAAACTTCAGACTGAATATATTGGATATACATCAGACCCAAAAGCACTTGCGGACCAGTACTTGAATATGGTTCTGGATAAAATTAACGAATATTCATGCTGACAAAGGGTTCTTATTTATACTGTGCCAGTTAGGTAATTGGACCTATTGACAGGAAACCCTGACAGTGTTATCATATATACATACACGGGGTTAAGAACCGTGTCTTCTGCAACCGAGACCATCAGAAGTAAAGCGTCTCTCATACCTGCACTGGAGGGTGGTGTAGGACATAATGTAACCAGTTCGTCCCCCGAACTCATATTTACCCCTTTTCAATTAAATGACTGCTACAATTGCTACACGTTCTAATACTATTAACCCCTGGCAGAACTTCTGCGAGTGGGTTACTTCAACTGACAATCGTTTATATGTTGGTTGGTTCGGAGTCCTTATGATTCCTTGCCTACTTGTTGCTACTTCAGTTTTTATTATTGCTTTTATTGCAAATCCGCCAGTAGATATTGACGGTATTAGGGAACCAGTAGCAGGTTCTCTAATGTATGGAAACAACATCATCTCTGGTGCAGTTGTTCCTTCTTCTAATGCTATTGGATTGCATCTTTATAATCTTTGGGATGCTGCTTCTATTGATGAAGCACTTTATAATGGTTGGGCATATCAAGCAGTGGTATTCCACTTTTTGATTGGTGTTTGGTGCTATCTTGGTCGTGAGTGGGAACTCTCATTCAGACTTGGAATGCGTCCTTGGATTGCAGTTGCTTATAGTGCTCCTGCTATTGCTGCGACTGCTGTATTCTTGATTTATCCCTTTGGTCAAGGAAGTTTTAGTGACGGAATGCCTCTTGGTATTTCTGGAACCTTTAATTATATGCTTGTATTTTCTGCAGAACACAATATTCTTATGAATCCGTTTCATATGTTGGGTGTTGCAGGTGTTTTTGGTGGAAGTCTTTTTTCCGCAATGCATAGGGAACTGTGCCCTTGCTGAGTAATCAGTAAGTGAAAATCGGGTGAACTGCTGGAACCCTAAGTTACTAAAATGTTACTTGACTTATATAAATAACTCTGGTAACATAAACAGTATGACTAATCACTACTTATCTTTTATTGAGGAATGTAAATCTAAAACATATCCTCCCAATACTTATCTTGAAGAACACCATATTGTCCCAAAACACGATGGTGGTTCAGATAATTCAGAAAATCTAATTTCATTATCTTTTGACGACCACATACTCGCACATAAAATAAGATACGATGTATACGGTCAAGTTTATGACTTAGCAGCATATAACTTGATGTGTGGTTTTGATGGTGAAGGTTGGAGACTTCTTAGAGTTGAAGGTGCTTATAAAACACACCAAGCACTGAGATTATCCAAGAAAAACTTTTGGAGTTCTGATTATCAAAAAGAAATGTCTGCTCGTTCTGTAAAGTCTGAGTATGCTATGAAAATGAGAAGTGTTGGTGGTAAAATTGGTGGTAAGAATAGAAACAAAAATGTTGCTATTACTTCTACTGATAAGTATATTTTCTTTCACAATAAAGTAGAAACAGTTTGTATAATAAACTGCGAAACTGGTGGAGAAGTTTTAGAAGAACTACAAAAAATAGTTCCTAATCAAAACTTCAAGAGGGTAACACCTTTATTAAAAAAACAAAGAGAAAATGCATATGGTTGGTCTTGTGAAAAGTTTAGTAATACGGCAATCAGCATCCAAGTCTCAGATACATCTGAGAAAGGTTCAGAGACTACCTGAGGGGTTTAGTCCCCTTAATAACAGGAATAAGTGCCCGACAACCTAATACAACTTAGGTTGATGATATAGTCCACTCCTTATGAAAATGAGGTATAATAGGGGTTCCCTCGTAACCTCTTCAATCGTTCGTGAAACTACCGAAACTGAATCCCAAAATTATGGTTATAAGTTCGGTCAAGAAGAAGAAACGTATAATATCGTTGCTGCTCACGGTTATTTTGGTCGTCTTATTTTCCAATATGCTTCCTTTAATAACTCCCGCAGTCTCCACTTCTTCCTCGCTGCCTGGCCCGTTGTGGGTATCTGGTGTGCTGCTATGGGAATTGCCGTTTCTTCTTTCAATCTCAATGGTCTAAATTTTAATGAATCAATTCTAGATAACCAAGGACGAGCAATTCCTACTTGGGCAGATATGCTTAATAGGGCAAATTTGGGTCTAGAAGTGGTCCACGAAAGGAACGCACATAACTTTCCTTTAGACCTTGCTAACGTAGAAGCAACTCCTGTTGCTCTTACTGCCCCAGTAATCGGTTGATATAAAACCTAAAAAATAAATAGAGGAGTTCCACAAGAACTCCTTTTTTTATGCTCCTCATCCTCCTCCTCTTCCAACTCTTTGGAGTGTTCCTCTTTCTGATGTCTCTGCTCCCTTGACATAAGACCTCAACTCTGTTAAGATACCCATAAATCTCGAAACAATTATGACCCCAGAAGAAAAGTTTGATATTGCATTTAATGATACATATGAAAAAATGAAGCAACAGGAACCAACATGGTCTCTTAAGGTTTTACGAAAAATGTTAAAAAACTCAGATGATTATGATGCCGATGTTATTGAACATATTAAATATCTTATGAAAAAATTAGATATTAAATTAGATTAAAAAGACTTTTATAGAA